GTCGAGAACGTTAAACGGTTCCTGCAAGACCAGCGCCCCCAGGACGCGATTGCATATGGGTTCGCTATCGATCAAGCGGCGCTTTTGCACGCCATCGAGGCCTGTACGCGCGAGGCCAAGGGGCCGCTTCAATGGGTCGTATGGTGTTCTGACAGCGCACAGCAGGAGGAACTGAAGTGAGCGAGTATCGCCGAGTGTTCTTCTTAGAGATCGTCCCAGACCACTGGGTCAATGTGACGATGAAAGGCGATTTCGATAGCGATATGTTCGGACTATTGCATGTATGGCGAGGGATTCACGCCTTACGACAATGAACGTCCGTCACCTTCAACCGTGGCACGTGATGCCGATAAGGGCTGAAAACCGTGGGCGCTATCCGAAAGACTGGGCGACGATCAGCCGGCGTATTCGCTTCGAGCGCGCTGCTGGCCGCTGTGAGTGCCATGGCGAATGCGGCCGTGGAACACACACCGGAAGATGCCCTAACATCCATGGCGGTGCAGCCTACGGGACCGGCTCATTTGTGGTGCTGACCGTGGCCCACCTCGACCATACGCCAGAGAACTGCGGCGATGACAACTTGCGGGCCATGTGCCAGGGCTGCCACTTGCACTACGACCGCGCCCACCACAAGGAAACCGCGTATCAGACCCGCCGTCAGGGCAAGGTCGAGCGCGAGCTATTCTGACCACGTAGGAGCAGATCATGGGTGAGATTGCCGACATGATGCTCGACGGCACGATGTGCCAAGGCTGCGGCGTGTGGCTGCATGACGGAGCGGACGGGCCGGGATATCCCGGGTACTGCTCCGACTGTCGCCGCGAACTTGGGCCTGAACCGAAGGATCATATTGAGCCGCCGAAGCCGAAGGTGAAATGCCCGACATGCGGCCGCAAGGTCAGAGCTATCGGGCTGAAGCAGCATCAGCGCGATACGCACAAGGACTCCCCTCCATGACTAGATCGCTCACAGAGATACGGGCTGATGCGAAGATTCCGCTGCATGACTTCACCACCGAACCGTCAGCTTTCATATTCGACGCCCTTCGAGATCGCGTCCAACTGCTTGCATTAGTGGATGAGCTGGGAGAGGCGCTGAGCGAACTGCACGCGATGGTCTGGGGCGAATGTCCGTCGACCGTGGAGGGTGAGCCATGAGCGCGTCTCGCGACACATCGTGCGTGAAGGGCAGATCAGTCCATGGCTGGTTCTTCGACAATGCCACGTTCCACTGGCGCTGCCAGTATTGCCGGCAATGGAGGAAGCCTCAGCCAGACAAGATTATGGCTAAGACGTGGAAGCCGCCAAAGAAAAGGTCGGCACCGTCGTGGAGTTGAGGAAACGAGCATGAGTGAGCCTGCCATGAATACAGGAAGCGACGTGATGAGAGACGTGATGCTGTTTATCTGCGTAGTCCTACTGTTCGGCATTGGTGAGCAGTTGATCGACATTAAGCACGCGCTGCAAACCCTGAACCGTGACCGCATTGAGGTCATGCACTACGTTCCGGCGACCGAGCCAACAACCAACTGGCCCATACTGTCCTACCCTGGCACATGCGGTCAGAACGGTAAAATTGGAACTGATGTCTGCCCGCCAGATGGTACATGCACCTGCGAGGTTCCATGAGTGAGCCCAAGGCCCGGTGGTTGCACGCGGCACAGGCGAGCGCAGCGGTGGTCGACCGCCCGCAAATGCGACGTGGCGATTCGGCCTATTACAAACGGCTCGCGGCCATGCGTAAAAACAGGCGCGGGGCGCCACGGAAGAACGCGTCATGACATGGACCGAGCAACCCAAGCGTGCTGACGCGGATGCGCGGCAAACACCCCGGGACCCGCGCTGCCCGCCGCATTGGCTGCGCTGTGACCAGTACCTCGGCGGCGCGCGCTGCATGCGCGGCTCTGGCCATGGCGGCGACCATGCGCCGCTGCCTGCCACCAAATGATGCGCCGCAGCGAGGACCGCGGGAAATGCCAGTGCATGGCCTGCGGTGAGCGCTTCAGGCGGCTGTCCACGTTCGACAGGCATAGGGCAGGCCCATGGGGGGATCGCCGCTGCCAGCCGGCCGTATCGCTGCTAGAGCGCGGCTTTAAGCAGGACAGTCTCGGATATTGGCGTCAGGCGGGGCGGAAACCGCTGTAGGACGTTTCGAGCATGGCCCGGAACTGCGCGATTCCCTTCCTGAGATGCTCGACCTGCTCGGGGGCGGGCTGACTCGCCTTGAGTCGCGCCATGTGCCGGGCCAGGGAGTATGGCGGGGCGGCGTTTCTGGAGTGGGTGCTACCAATGCGGCGATCCGGGCGCCCGTCCCGTCTGAGGCTGTTAATTTTCAGGGGACAGCCTTTTCGCGATCCGATTGGCGATGAACGGTCCCCACGCCGGCAGGTTGTATGAGTCGAAGATGGCGCTGTGCCCCCGCACGCCCGGGAACCCTGTGGTTGCTCCCGTGTTGATATTCGTGATGCGCGGGTCAGTCCCGCTGTAGCCGGCGTGCCCCATCTCGCCCCAACAGACATCCACCAAGCCGAGCTTTTCGGCGATAGCCGCCGCCTCGGTGATGGTGTCGCCCGCGTTGTAGTACACATCGCACCACTGGACGAATCCCGGGAGCGTGATGTCCTGCTCTAGCGCGCCGTTGATAAAGACGACCCCTGACGGCCGAGCTCCGTGTCTCAATAGGTCATAGATGATTGCACAGCCGTTGCTGTGCCCGATCAACACATCACCCGGCTGGATGTAGGCCGCAATGCACCCCTCGATCATGGGGTTGAGGATTCTCGTGGCAACCGCCAGCTCGTACCCGTAGTCAGGGTAAAAGACTGGCGGTGTCAGGTAGGCAAGCAAAGCCTCGGGCGGCTGGTCACTCCCACTCGTGTGGATGCCGTGAATGACCGAGGTGGCCATTTACGGAAGCTTCGCGCTCAACGCGTTGAGCTGAGCAATGGCGCTGCTTCCCACAACGCCTTCCTCTGCGGACAGGAGGCCCGGCTCAAGCAGGACAACCTGATTGGCGAGGATGGCGAGGGCGGGATTAACGCGGGCCAGCGTGAGGGCCGGGTCGCCCGTGGTGATGGTGGTCACCGCTTGCACGATGTACGCAATGGCCTGCTTCAGATACGGCGAGGCGGCAACGAGTTCGGGGCTGGGGGTGCTCATTTCGGGGGTCCTTTGGTCAGTTCTGCCGCTGTGTTTGCTCCAACGATGGCCTTAGCGGCAGAGACCGTGTTGGTGATGGACTGGCCGCGCCAGTAGGTCAGCACGGCTATAACCGCCGTGGCGTACTTCAGATCCTTGTCGGGGACGATCCCGGTGCCCACCAATACGGTGATGGTGCCGAGCACGGTGCCGATGGCCCGTGTGGCGTGTGCTTCGATCCACACCCAAATGTTGGTGATGAACTGCCAGAAAGTCATGGATGCCAAAACTTCCACATCATCAATGCCGTGAGCCCAGCGCCCGCTAGGCCGGCCAACAAAATATCAATTTCATGTTCATGTTCGCGATTGATCTTCCGAAACCTGCGTGACCAGTAAGGGCGAATGTGCGATGGCGAGCAAGACTCATCGTCGTACTCGCTTTCCTGTTCGTGTGTCTGTTGGTTCATCACAGCTCCGAGCACTCTGGTTGCCGGTACCCTTCTTTCGTCAGCGCGTAGTATTGGTCCTCAAGCTGCGTCACTTCTTGCTCAAGCTCGGACTTGAATGCCTGATCCTTGGTGATGCACGCCGTTGTGAGCTTCGAGCGGATGGACTCCTCCATGCTCGACTTGGCGATGAAATCGATGCGCGCGGTAATCTGCCCCATCACGGCCTGCACGGCACTGAGGTCGGATGCTTTTGCTCGGCTGGCCACGTCAGCGGACATCGCGGTTACCTCGGCGCGGGACGCATACCCCGAGTCGATGCCGGGGAACTTGTCTGTGACCAGAAGCAGGCTGCTGCCTACGACCGTAACCAGTGACATCAGCACGGTGAAAACCGCCCAACGCCACGCGTGCTGCTTCTCTGGGTCATTCTGGATGCCGACCGGGGCGAGCAGCTTGAAGATGGCGAGAAGGACCTTAATCATCGGTTCGCATCCTACGTCAACGCTATACCTTCAGCAATCTCGGCGTCTGTCAACACGGCGGCCGCCGCGACCCCATTCTCATGGTCCGCGAGCGCGCGTAGGAAAAGCGGGAGGATGGGCAGGAACGGGGCGCTCGGCTCGCACTGGCACCGCGCGCAAACATCGTCGATGTACGACAGCGTGTCATTCTCCTGTGGGGGCGACCACTTGGAGATCGCGGCGCCCACTGTGGTGATGCCATAGTCCGCCGTGTAGGTGCGAAGCACCCGGACCGCTGCCCGCACGCCGTGCGGGAAATCCACGAACTTGACGAACGTCGGATCGGGTTGGTCGTCGGCCTGCCCGACCCAAATAATACCCGGGCTATGTTCGATACCGAACGGATTAAACAGATCGAGTTCGCGGGTCATATCGCCGCCAACGTGTATTTGATTATTGGTCCGTAGGAGACGCCTACACCCTTAGTGCCGCTCGCGGTCCAACTGTTCAAGCCAGCCGGGCTGGACCAAAAAGTGATTGTTGTGTTGATGTTGCACACCGTGCTGTTAAGCACCGTGCCATTGTCCTCTAAGCCGATTATCGGGACGGTTTGTGCTGCAGATGGCTGTAGGTATGTTGGCAGGCCGCTCATCCCAAAGTTGACGGAGTTGGATGTGCCGGTACCTGAGCCCACTATATAGATATTGACCTCTGTCCCGGCAACTGAGAATTCCGCACTGTTTCCTGCTGGGGGGGAACTAAACCCAACCCACGTAATTGGGAAAGTCCCGACGCAGTAGTAGCCCATCCAGTGCAATACAGCACCATCACTATAAAACAGTGTCCACCCATTGTTCGGCAGGGCGGCGGCCTGCCCGGAGCCGCCGCCTATACCCTCACACGTGACTGAAAACGCGCCCGTCGTGTTGTTGACGATGCGCCATTCCTTAACCCACGCTGGAAAGATCAACTGCAGGTTGCTCGTGAGCGTACCGCTGAGGAAGATCGTTCCGCACGCCGCTTGCGGGCCAGTCAGTGTAACGGCGCCGCCGGTCAACCCGGTGATGCTGACCCAGTTTGGAGCCGCTAAAGGTATCCACCCGGAGGTTGTGGGCGGTGCGGTGTCTGGGTTGGTGGTATTGCTCGCGACTGTGTTGACCCAAAACCCGTTGCCCCCCGACATCGCGAGCACCGCGCCGACAGCGTATCCACTATTGGCCGCTTCCCATGTCGCGTTGTAGGGCCAGAACTGCCCGCCAGTGAGCGCCTGCAGGTAGGAGGTCACCATGTACAGAATGCCGTTCATGTCCTGCCCGCGCGGCGGGAGTCCGCCGCCGCCGAACGTATCCGAAGGGAACCCATCATTGAACGATGCGAACCCCGGATTGCCGGGCAACTGCGTGGGCACCGGAATAGGCAACTGCAGATTCGCCGGGCTGGCCGCGTTCAGACCGAACGGCTCAATGATGACGTCGGGAGTTGTTGCTGGCATGTGTGCTGTCCTTCAAGCGATCAAAACGGTGTAGTTACTTCCGCCGGCCATCACTGGCAGCGTTACGCCAGTGCCCGACCATATCCATGTGTTGAGGCCGCCGGCAAACGCGAAGCTGCCGGTGCTGCCCAGTGTGGCGCTAGCCAACACCTGCCCGTTGATGACAAGGTAAGTGAAATACGATGCCGTCAACGAGGTGGCGTTTGCAATGACGAGGCCGACGCTCGGGCCGGTGGATAGGTAGTAGACCTGATTGATGTTGTGCGAGTTGAGATCAACATTCGGAGTGAGCGTCCCATAGCTCGCTCGGCTGTACCCGGCATAGCTCCCGCTGGGGGCTGCTGCCAGCACTGCGTTGTTGAGCTTGGCTGTTAGAACATTCGTTCCGACGCCGGTAGGGTCTGGCAGCACGCTGGCGTTCTGCGCGATACCGAGATTGATGTTGCTCGGGGTCGTGGCGAATACATATGCCATGTTCATATTGCCGAGGTCCACCACGCACATCGCACCGACACCAAACAACGCCTGCGCTACAGCGTTCAATCCTTGGATCGAGCACCGCGTGATGTTGGCGAGCGCTTTGGCGAGGAGGACCTGCCGGTACTGCACGTCGGTCATCGCATAGGCGCTCGAAACTGCGCCGCCCGAGTACCACGCACCAACACCCCACGCCGTCCATGCGGTGCCGCTGAATCCCACATAGGCGCCCACGTTTGGCAGTTGCACATACCGTGAGACTCCGAGAATCAACCCCCAGTTGTCCAACCCGAACCCTTGCGCGGTATCGATGTCCCACACGTAGCTGTAGAACTGCTGCAGATTCGTGGCCGGATCAATGGCCTGATTCATCGAGGCAATGATTGCCGTCAACGCAGGCGAGTTCGCGTACTGCGAGATGACCGTCTCGTTGAGCGTCGTGAGATCCACTAGAGGACTATTACTGTAATGTTGGCCGAGGTGATGGTGGGGTACTGATCAATGCCCGCTGACCATGTAGTGAGACCGCCCGCCGTGCTGGTGACGGTAATTGAGGCGGAGCCGGTCGCGCTCGCGGACATTTGATAGGTACCAATGCCACCCGGGGTGCCAGTGAGCTGTTGAACGATGTAAGTGGACGGGCTCACAGGTATATCTGTTCCCATAACGGTGTCGCCTGCGTTTAAGAAACCGCTGGTTACCGAGCTGATGGTCAGCGTCGTGCTGCTGGCGACTGAGCCGGCGCCTACAAATGCGGTGCCCAACGTAATCGTTAATAGTGGCACCCCAGGGTAGACCGCCAACACGGGAGCAAAATAGTTCGCCGCGAGGATGGTTGAGGCGATGCCGACCGCGGGGACTGTAGTGCTGCCGTTTTGAAACTGCGCGACGATGGCGGACTGCACGAGTGAGGCGATGTTTCCCGGCAATGGCGGAGCGGCGCCTAGCGTGACTGCGAACGTGACCGGAATTGAGTTTGGGATATTGTACTTCTCGGTGTACGCGGGCTGTGAGCCGACGGGGTAGCTTGTGTCGTAGACGACGACGCTCTGATTGCCGACCGTGCCACACCCGGGGGATTTTTTAGTAAATATGGCCGTGCCGATCTGCGCCGCTGTACCGCCCACAACTGCCGCGTAGATTGAGTTGGCCGGGATGGAGTAGCTGGTGGGGCCGGTGAGCACCGCCGCACTAGTGTCGTTTTGAACGCAGTAAACCGCGGTGACGCCAGGGAGGGCCGCTAATGCCCCATAGAGCGACTGCAGAGAGCCCTGTGCATTCGACGCGACGGATGCTTGTATTCGCGCCGCAAACGCGGGCGCACTCTCTACGTTGGCTCCTAAAATCCCCGCCGATGAGTTGTTGATCGTGTTCCATCCGCTGATCGCCTGATAGATGGTGGTGAGGGTGTTAGGCGGGCACGGTATCGGACCGTTGACCTGATTCGCGAACGACAACGTGACCGAGCCGCCCCCGGGAATGACTCCCGCCTCGGTGCATGTGTACTGGTTGCCGCTCGTATCCGTGGCAAGCGAACCCACGGGAATCACGGTCCCTGACGCGCCGACGCACTGGCACTGCACGGTGGTGGGGGTGCCGGGGTTGCGTGTGAGGTAGTAGAGGAACCCGATGGCGTCCTGCAGGAAACTCTGCGCCGACGCGGGGTTGATGTTGTTGACGAAATAGGCGATGGCGCCGTAGCACTGCGCGACCATAGCCGCGAGGCTCGTGGCGAGCTGTCCCTGCGGGGTGTTCAGCGCTGGATTCAGATTGCCGTTGAACGCGGAATTTAGGTCGGCCATCACTCCGGCGAGGATAGCCGCCTGTGTTGGCACTACGAGTCCGGTCGGCGTCCAACTGAGGGCTGGGACGTTAGTCATATTTGCACGGTCCCTACTTGGCCGGTGGTTGTCACGAACTGAACTTGGCCGGTGACCTGACGCGCGGCGAACGCCTCAATCACGCACGTCGCCGATACTACACCCGGCACGGTGAGCGCGGCGGCGACCATCGCGGCCTTGAACACGGAGAGCGGAGGCGCGTGCCCGAGAATGGTCTGGAAATACGGCACGCCGAGCGTGGTGTTGTACCAAACCTCACCGAGAAAAGTCTTGACGGCGGAGGCGACGTCCTGCGCGACGGCATAGGGAGCGGTCGCGAGAGCGATGTCGCCGTTGGCATCGAGCACGAGATCCCAGTAGGAGTTGTCGAGCAGCAACGTGGCGTATGGTGCGCTCATACCGGCGGCCCGCTATCGCCACCGCCCGTGGTGACGCCTGAGTGGATGTGGGTGCTGAGCACCTTGCCTGCGCTGGTGATGGTGCCGGATGTCGTGAGATTGCCGCTGGCGTCGATGGTGAGGCCGTTCAAATTGATGGTTGGCGCCACGACCTTGAATCCGCTCTCGTTGAGCTGCACGTACTGGGAGGCCGCGCCGTTGAGCCACCCGCCGAGATAGAACCCCGAGCACCAATCATATTGCGCGAGCGACCCGGGGCTGTACGTGTCAGAACCGCCTTGCAGAGACCCGGGAGTGGTCTGGTCGGTTGTGGTCAATGGCGTGGAGTCGCGGTAGGCCACCAGCATGAGACCAACGTCACCGACAACTGGATCGACGATCACGGCCGCGGTGCCTGCCTGCAACCGCCAACACGGGACGTTCGTGATGACCCCGTGAGGGACCCCCTGCGAAGCGCCGGTGAGTTGGTTGAGCAACGGCTGCACGCTCACGTAGGGGCACGAGGCGAGAGAGCCTGCGCCTGTCACGGCAGCGACGCGCACTGGCACGATGCTGATGACCGTGCTTATGAGTTGGTTGATGGTGAACATATCCAGCAGATAGTCGTCAACCATCGTCTGCGGTGAGCGCTGTGAGGTGGGCGCGGTACTCATGATGCCACCCACAAACATTCCATTGATGATTGCCAGATGCCGCCGAGCTTCACGGCTTCAAGCTGGTGCACGATCTGATAGGGAGCCCATGGCCCATTGGCCGCCGGCACATCCGAGCCGGATATGTAGATACTCTGCGCTAGCAGGAACGCCGGGTTGAACAGCGCATCAACGTGGATGCCGAACTCGGTGAGCTGCGGGTATCCCATGAGCCCTGAGGTCGGAGAGAGCTGGATCGTGGGCAGGTTGCGCGGCTGATTCTGCGGGCAGATAGCGAGCGTGTTGTCGGCGTCGATATAGAAGTCTATGCCCGCTGCCCCCGCGATGGTGCGCAGCATGTCGATGGGAGCGCCGGCCCAGTATCGCGCGCCCGCGAGACTCGCGGTCACGCCATTGTTCACGAACGTGTAGCCCATGAGTGTGGCGGCGGCCTGCATCGCGGCGGCAACCGTGACCCCGTTGGGGTAGTTCAATGGTGGTGTAGGCGTGATGCCGGCGTAGTAGCCGGACTGAGCCTGCACGTGGAAAAAGACGGTTGGCAGCCCACGATACTCGGGGGCGCCGAAAATAATGGTGCCGCTATAGATGAGGGTCCATCCGCCGGAGCCGGACTGCGCCTCGACGGTGACGATGTTTTTAGGCACGAGCTGCGGATTCGGGCCGAAGCGGATCACGGACAATGCGTTCATGTCCGCGGCCAACATGCCGTAAATCTCAAGCTCTAGTTGAGTCTGGAATTGCTGCCCGCCTTGAATGATGGCGACGGTGCGCAACCCCGTGAGCACCAGCGTATTGCCCGAGCCGCCGGGAAACGAGGCGTTCGCATCCGCGAGGATGAACGTCACCCGCAGTTGTTTGGTAGTGAAGCTGGCGCTCATGCGGCCAACCCCGCGGCGATGTCGGCTGGCGAGAAGTACACGAGGACGTACTGCGTGTTCAACCCCGCATAGCTGGGATTGGTGGAGTTCTGCAACCCTGTGTTCTGCACATCGAAGAATTCGAGCTCGCCCTGGAATCCGCTATAGGCACTGGTGATGACCAACGGTTGTAGCACCGTCACGAGCTTGCATGTGATGACCGGCGCCCCGTTGAGCGTCACATCGATATAGAGCTGCTCGGTGGGCAGCAACGAGAGCGATGAGAGGGACATGGTGTCGTCGGCGGTGTAGACCGTGCTGTCAGCAGTGACGAGAGTGCTGTCGGCAGTGAACCCGGCGGCGGAGGGCGACAGGATCGTGCCCGCATCGTTCATCGTATAGAGGCTTATGCCGACCGCCTGCCCATTGAGAGTGGTGGACAGCGTTTGGCTCGGCACCGCCAGCAGTGGGATGGTTTGCGGCACTAGAGATTCACCGCCGGCACCGACGCGGCAATCGCCGCTGTATCCACTGGCGTGGTCGCGAGAGTTTGCACGTTGCCCTGGTTGGTCGCGGACTGAGCGGTAGGGTCGCCGGTATTGAGCAACGTCGTCGAGGTGTACTGCGTGGTGACCTGATTGATCTGAATGAACGACACCTCAACGCTTAGAAAATAGGCGCCTGTCGCGCCGTGGCGCGGGACATCGTACCCCGTGATATTGCAGTTCTGATAGCTCACCTCGGGCGTCACAATGGTGTAGAGGTTGGTATCGCCCGCGATAGCCGCAATGGAGCTGAGGAACGATTGCCGGTCGGTTTGTGAGCCGCCCTTGGTCATGCGAACCGTCAACGTGAACGGCACGATCACCTTGTTGTAGCTCGCGAACGCGCCGGATTGAATCGGGTAGTTCGGCAGCTCCCAACTATTGTGATTGTCGAAATCCACCAATGAGTCGGGCGCGACGACCTGATTGTTGTTGGAATCGAATATGCCCCACGCGGGCGGTGCGAGCGTCGCCTGCCACAACACGCCGACGACCGCATCCGCGCCCAAGGTGAGCGACGAATTGCCATAGCCGGGCAACTGCGGCACACCCGGCAACTGCGGTACGTTGGGGATGGGCAAGCTCACGGGTGCTTAGCCGCAATGGCCGCAATGATGATTAGCACGATCATGCCGGCGACGAACCACCTCACTGGGTTACCCCGCTGGTGGCTTGTGCGCCGTAGGAGCGCCGCTTGATGGCCGCCGGTAACTCGGCCGCGATACCCTTCGCGTCGGTCGCCTGGGTGTATATGTTGATGGTGCCGATATCCGTGCTGCCACCCACCGCCATCACGCCGCTACCGGGAGCGCCCGCGCCACCGGCGCCCGCCAGCGCTTCCTGCAACCATCCCAATATCGTCGAACCGAGACTCCCCGCAGTGGATTGCCCTACATTCAGATTGCCGCTAGACGTGAGCGGATTGGTCAGCAAACCGAGGGGGGTTTTTGTGCTCTCACCGTGAGCAGTGAGCCACGCATCTGCTTTGTGCAGGTCAGTGTCGGCGGCGGCAAACTTCTGCTTCAACCACGTCAGCAGGTTATCTACATCAGTGCTTAGCTTGTTGATGGCCGGGGTCGCGCGGGCGTCGAGCGAGATGATGTTTGCATCTACGCGGTCGCGGAGGAGCTGCAGGCCCTGCGTCGTCTTGGCGAGCGCCGCAATCAGCGGATCGCTGACTGCTTTGTTTGCCTTACTCACCGCGCCGTACTGGTCGAGGAATGCCTGCGGCCCTTCGGCGAATGCGGTCGCTAGTCCACCTGAAAGTCCTATCGAGGTTGCGTACTGGTAGGCCGTCGCCTTGTCCATGCCGGCATCCTGTGCGGCGCGCGACGCATCCACCATGATGTCCTTGAAATCGCGCATCTTGCCGCCGCTGTCCATGAACTGCACGCCGAGACGTTGCAGCATGATGAGCTGGTCGGACATCTCCCCCTTGAATTTCAAGTTGAACAACGACTGCTGCAGTGTATCGACAGAGGCCGCGGCATCCTCGATGTGCCCGCCGAACTGCTGCGAGGTCTCACCGAGGACGAGCAGTCCCTTTGCGTCGAGTCCCAACACGTCGGCCATCATCTGCAACGGCAACATCGATTTGCCGAGGCTGACCATGTGGCCGACCACATCGCCGATACCGATGGCGGCGGCAACAATCCCACCGAATCGCAACGCCAGACCACTGAGAGTCTTTGCGGTCTCGTCAGCAGTGCTGCCAACCGTCTGAAGCGAGGACAAGGCTTGCTGCATCCCGGTCTTGAACCCGGAGGAGTCGAGCCCGAGTGTTACCAGCAGCGAATCAATGACGGTTGACATTCATGACCCGCCTTTTGTTTTCGGTATCCACCGCGAGGACTTCGAGCAGATCATAGCCGTCTTTCACGCCGTACACGGTTTGCAGTTCCGTGAGGGTGGCCGTGCCGGCCGAGATCAACGTGCCGATGAGGCGGGGCACGTTTGCGAACCCGACTAGGTTTTCGACGCCGCTGCGCGCGCCGAAGTCGAGTGATTTTCTTCGGTAAAAAAATCGGTGTGGAGCTTCGCGACCTCCAAGCGCAGCAATGTGCGAGTGCGAATTTCCTCGATCTGACAATTGGCCCCCGACGCGATGTCTTGCGGCGGATGCCCTGGGGCGTGCACGTACTTGACACAATCCCACAGCGCATCGAGCGACGGGTCCTGCAGCGCGCGGAGGATGTGCAACCGCTCGACAACCCCAAGCGTCGAGGCGAGTCCGCTGCTGCCGTCGAGATCCGGCGGCACCGGATTACGCGCCGCCGCGTAGATGAGTTCCGTGAGCTGGCTGCACCACCGCTCGCCGAGGTCGGTAGACATCTCGGTGATGACGAACGTCTTGCCATTGTCACGCTCGCCCGGCTTCAAATCAGAGCGCACTCCGGGCACCGTGAAGTTGACAACTCGTCGCGTCATATCACGGCACCATCGGCGCGGCGGTCCATCCGCCCCATGCAATCGTATACTTTACGGGCTGCATGACTTTCTTCGCGGCAGACACGGGCGTGATGCGTGTGAGCACCCCCTGCTGCAGCAGGTACTGCCGGCCCTGCGACGGCAGGAGAATCGTGCCGGTGGCGAAGTAGGGGGTGCGGGTTGCCTGCATCGCGCCGATCCATGCCTCGAACGTGTTGAGGATCGATGGGCTGTCGGCTTGCAGCGCAACCGTCTGCTTGACGATGAACGGTATAAAGCCGGCGCTCATGCGCGCGTCCACACCCAGCATGACCTCGGCGATGTCCGCCTCATCGGTCATGAACGCATCGTCGGTGGCATAGGCCACTACCGTCTGCGGCAGAGCAAAGACGGCCGGGACAGCGATGATGAAGGATGAATTTTGGCTGGTGATATCCATTTACTTACTCCACATCGATCGTGCCCATGCTGATGGTCTGGACGCTCTCGCCGTCGAAATAGTAGTAGACGATGACCGGGGTGCCGCGAGCCGATTGCACTCCGGCCGAGGGCGCCGTGATGCTCAGGAAATAGCCATTGTTCTGAATCGCCTGCGTCGCGTTGAGCCCGGTGGCTGCATTGACCTCGGCGGACTGGGAGCCGGACAGCGTACCGCCCGCCACCGCTGCGCCGAAACTCAACATCTGATTTATGACGGGCTGCAGCGCCGCGGCGATGTTCGCAAACCCCTGAGTGGTGTAGGGGATGGAGTTGACGCTCGCCAGCAGCGTGAGCAGCGCGCCTTGGAATGCCCCACTAAAGTAAATCTGGTTGATGTAGCTATCGATCCAGAGCCAGTTGCCAGAGACCTGCCCGTTCTGGAAAAACTGGAACTGCTCGGTTGCCGACGCCACGCTCACATAAGCGCTGTAATGATTTGCGATGGCGTTCTGGTATGCGGTCAACGAGGTGATATCGGGCACAAGGCCCGCTTGGCCCTTGTAAGCGAGCGTGATGCGCCCACCGACGGCTTGGAAGTTGATCGAGGCAATGGCGCCTAGAACGAATGCCGCGATGAGGCCCGACGGGTTGTAGATGCACGCCACACCGTTATAGGCCGCGGTGATGACGCCGAGACTCGCTGCGTCCGGTCCGGTAAGCACCGCGGCAGTGTTGTCGTAGGGCACATAGAGGTATGCCTGATTCTGCGTGGTGACCCACGAGGCGAACCCCTCCATCTGCAAAAGCGTCGGCATGAAATCCGTCGTGAACGCCGCCCAGTTGGTCGTGGCTGCAACCGCAAGGGCCATAGCGCTGGCGGGCGTGTTGATCGCCGAGCCGGCGGCCAGTGTCGCGCCCGCGGCTGCCGTGAAGTACAGAGACGGGGACAGCGACACGTCGGTGCCGTAGCCGACCGAGGAGCTGCCACCCGTAGTTGAGGAGGTGATAACGAATGCCGTGCGCAACGCGTCGTAGGTCACCGTCGCGGTGGTAGTCGGAGTGCCGGACTGCAACCCGGTCTGTATGAGCGACGCTGCGGTGGTGAAGCTCGATGCACTTGAAAGGTTGATCGCAGAGGAGACGTGTGACACACCATCGATGAGGATGGTGATGGTGCCGTTCAACGCTTGGATCTGCGCGAGGGTGAGCGCCGCCACTGAGCCACCCCGGTTGTAACCGGAGATCGCGGCGGCG